TATACCAATATTCTTTATCAAATTATTATTCCATTGATCCAAATGCATCGTTTGATATAAAATTGTACCGGCAATTGGAGTAATACTACCCAGTAATAGCGATTTTATTATATTACTCACAACATATGTTCTCTTTTCATTATCTAGAGCTAGATATTTTGGACTTATTTTAAGCAGTAAACTATCTACAATATAGTAGGCGGAAAACACAATGTAAAATCCCAATGTATATATTGCATAGTGATGATCACTATTTGCAATAGTATGTAGCATGATATAATATAGATAGATATTAATGTTGAGATCATTACATGAAAGGGAAATTACTGGTAAAAAAATAAGAATTGACCATCTTGTTCCATTGCGAAAAACGGATAAAAAATGTATACTATGCGGCGAACCAATTTCCGGCGTTATTCTGGATATTTTTGAAGATATGGATGTATGGGGGTTTCGTTATCACTATTTTCTACCATGGACAACCTGCCATAGTTGCCGCCCTCCCCTATCTCGTATATATATTTAGGCAAATTTTCGCTTATTTATCTCCCTTCCTTCCATGGAGCAGCAATAAAAGTTGATTAGTAGACAATTTCCCTAGAAAATTATATAATTCTATCGGTTTAACTTCCGTTTTGATATTGACTCTAAATTTCTTATAGATTTTCTTCTTAAAGTTATGCTCCTTGTCCATTTTATGCCTTATTTCTACATTTATTCTCCTTCTATATTCTTGTTGAATTGCATTGTACAGATCTTTATGTCGCCGTGGAAATGATGATGCTTCCCCACCATTGTCTAAGTAATGAATCGCATAAATTTTTGCGTTTGTCATTTTATTAGTATCGCCCATCTATATTATTATTATATTTTTATATAATAAGAATGTCGTATGATTACTTATACAAATGCATCCTTGTAGGGGATACCAATGCGGGAAAAACTTCATATGCTGACCGATTAGTAAACAATTCTTTCAATCATGTCCACGAATCTACAATCGGTGTTGATTTTCGCTGCAAGGTGAATATTCTGCAGAATCATACCGTTATAAAAACCCATATATGGGATACAGCTGGTCAGGAGAAGTTTGCTTCTATTATCACAAATTATTACAAAGGCATTGCAGCTGCCGTCATATTTTTTGATGTTGGAAGGCGTAGTTCTTTCGAAAGAGCGGAGTATTGGAGGCAGGAAATTTCAAGAAACAGAGCTTCGGATGATCCTATGATTATTATGTTAGTTGGAAATAAGATAGATAGGAACAAACGGATAGTATCTACATTAGAAGCGAAGGATTACGCAAATAAACATAATTTATTATATAGTGAGACAAGCTGCAAAAATGATATAAATGTGGAAGAATCTTTTAAAAAATTAATTACGACTATTTATGATACCATGGATAAAGAAAATCCTGGGTGTGGTATCAAAAGATCTGTGGCTTATGAGGAGTCAAAAAAACTTAAGCTAAATGGAAATAAGGGTCGTGATTGTTACTATTTTAATACCGATCATTGTCCAAAATGCTGCACCATTGTTTAATATTGATATAATCTCTCTAAAATCAAAGAAAACGATATGTCGGCACAATTTAAATCTATTACATAACCCTTATCGTCTAAGATTCGTACCTTTAATTTTTCTATCGTAACAGGTCCAAAATATCTCCTTCCCGAATCCATTCCTGGACCCGGAGTAATAATTGGAGCCTGCTGATTCTGCGATAATCGCTGGACTGGAAATCTGAATAAAATATTTGATGACTGGGGTGCGTAATATTGATTCACACAACTATTTTGCTGTGTCCCCCTTATCTCACGAGCCGTATACTTTTGTGCCTTCGTTAACGTATCTTCCCCACGAATAGCTACCGGATTCGCTGGCGTTCCTTTCCTACATGCGCGGTTAAATTTTTCATAGTAAGATTTTTTTGTTCCTCCACACCCTTCTCCATAACTATCATTTTTTAATGTCTGTTCCCACGTTGATTCCGCGGGACCAAATTCCGCAACAGGTCCAGCATCTAGTGCATTATTAATTTCCGATGCACTAAATTTAATTCGTTGTGGTGGATCTTTCTCATTTATATCACCTGGATCTGGAAAACGTTGAATATTCCCAGAAGGATCACAAATTGGATAAATTTGTGAAACTTGCTTAGCATATGTAGGTAATTTGAAACTATCAGTACAGGCAGGCATTGACATTGTCCCCATATTGCCACTATTTCTATTTCTATTGAAATCATCTACTTCAAGAATTAGATATTTTGTACCTAACTCATTCCATACACATGTGCCAAATGTTCCATAATAAGTCTTATCACTCCCTACACTTACTAAATTAAAGGAAGTGTCCGCTACCGGATTTGTCGGAACAAATGTTTTGACAAATTTAGATTCAGCCTCCCGAAAACCCAATGTCCATCCAAGCGTAGAGTTGATCTTTTTTCCCGTATTTTTATCCGAGCAGGCATGTTCTTTGTTCTCGCGTTTTACTTCACGGGCATTTGGTCCCGTAGGACCGGTAGGTCCCAGCATCATCTCTGTGTCATATACTGTTTTGGTACATGTAGGTATACAATTCTTACAATTTCCACAGCGATTTCTTTCAAACCATTTTATGGATATATCGTGAGACGGCGGTGCGGGGGGAGTGGGGGCTGTCGCTCCTTCAATCTTAGTACCCCAAAAAAGATATATCTTTTGATTACTTGCATTTACAATTAGCTGTGGTCGTGGGTCCCCAACACCAACTGGACCATTAATCGCCTCAAAACCGTTAAGTAAAACCGTATTCATTATTGCTTGTAGACCTGGAGCATCATAATTTCCTTCTGGTATCTTAAGACAAATAGTGTTGTTATCTACATTAAGTTCAAAAGTCGTATTTCCATATTTATCTGAGAAGGTATAATAACCGCCCATGGGAATTTCAATACTTCCTACAGTCATAGCTAAAACATTTGTTATAGGGTTCGCCAATGCAAAGGTAAAATCTGTTGGACTATCCGCTTGATAGATATTATTTGATGGATCATAAAGTGATCCTGGACAGGAAGCAGAGCTAATCCCGGTTGGTAATATTTCCCGATATTGACTGTCAACATTCACCCATGTTAGGAATGCATTCTGCAATGTGGGATTTCTATATCCTTGTGCAAATGGTATTTGCGCATAAGCATTGGGTAAAAATAATCTGTTTTGTAGCTGAGGCGCATGCGCGCCAACGCCATCCGTAGGTACATTCGTATAATCCGAGCGGTTTGGCATCACTACACCTTCACCTAATCTTGTCTGTACTCTCTGCGCATCATAATACCGATTTTTCAGAATATTAGGCGCAGCGTCCTCTACAGGTGGATTAATAAAATCCTTTGCCTGTGTTCTTACTTGCTGAAATGTATTGGACAAATCTTCTATTGTTTCTCCTGCCTGTTCTGTTAGAGATTCTCGCGTCTCGTCAACCTCATCCAGTAAGTTTTCTACTTTTCCTAGTATACCTTCAACTTGATCAAAGTTAGAAAGCAACTTATTCATACCTTTGGAAAAGAACTCTACATACTTCGATTGTCCCAGTTCTTTATATTTTTTAATAAAATCAGCCGCAATCCCCATGATTGCTTCTTTTTGAACTGGTGATTCAATTCCAAATATGTCCAATAACTCTTCTAGATTATAATTTTCAATATCAAAATCTGGTTGTTTAATACTCATTATATATTATTTGTATTTTATATTCAATAAAAAATACAAACTAATTATTTAACGCCGTCTTTTCCTTGTTCTGCGTCTCCTCTTTCTTTTATGGGTCTTTCTACGCTTTTTCTTATGTCTCGTACGCCGGTGTCTTTTTCTTAGTGCCCTTTTCCTTGTACGTTTTCTTTTTCTTCTTCCTCCTTGTTTTGCTGCTGCCTTCTTTCCGTCACCAGCATCTCCGTACTGCTCCGAATACACATTCAACTGAGGACAAAGCAACATTGCATAACCTTGATCGCGAGCCGCCTCCCTTGCCTCTGCAATCGCTTCGGCTTTTGATTCCGTTGCGTGTCCCACATCAGCCCCCTTCAGCATCTCTGCATAGTGCTTCTTGCCCTGGATAGCACCTAAAAGGCGAGTTAATCTCGCATCATACTCATCATCTATCTCCTCTGCCGTTGTTCCTGGAAAATCTTGTTGACGAGCCGCTAATTGTTTCGCATTATGAGTATCTCTATCAGAGCCGTATTTTTTCATAAATGCACCTATATTCGATGGCGCTTTACCCGATCTTAAAAGCATATGTTCGGGAATTGGACAAATAGATTCTGTCGCCTCTCTCGCAGACGTTGTTATTCTCCATCCGAAATATTCATACAATGGTACTACTGTTTCCAGTCCAAAAAGAAAAATACCCCTTCTTAATTCCCTACCCAAAAATTGCACACAACGAATAATATTACCACCTCGTGGTGTAGATCGCTGACTTCTTGGACCCTTTTTTGAGTATACTCTCGCTGCTGCATTGCCAAGAACTAAAAGTTCCATTGTAGCCGACTCTTTACTGCACTCCTGATCTGCTGCTCTTACTATCGTTCCATCGCCGTTTTTAACCTGTAGAAGTGCAAATCCTCTAAGACCACCAGAACCGTCTTGTCCATCATATTGTGCAATAGCCAAATTAACCGGACTATCTTCTTCCGGATTGAACACATCTAGTTCCGTATCGTCATCTATGACACTTTGTGTATAAGATGGAGGCAAACCTCTATTTGTTAGTGCGGCGAATACACCTGCTGTTTTTCTTAGGGCACCTCCCTTTCCTAATGCAGCATTTATATCACCATCCGGTGCTGCTCTAAATCCTAAACATCTGAGTACGCCTGGATTTGCGTATATTTTAAGTGTTCTCATATCTGGTACCTTTACGCCCCGCTCGTTAATAGCACGATCTTCTGCTAGCATAGATGTAATATATTGCTCTATAGGTACATACATACCTCTATCTTCTCTTGCGCTTGCCGACCTTTTTGCTGCCATATTTATATATAAAATTTAGATAATAAAATTGATTTTAGTTATCTTATCTATTATAGATATAAGAAGCCCACAATGGATAACACTGACAACAAGATTTGCGCTATTTGTTGCGAAAACTATAATAAATCAACGCGACACAAGGCGACATGTCCATCCTGTCAATTTCAGGTTTGTCGCACCTGTATTCGTACCTATTTAATGGGACGCAGCGATGATGCCCATTGCCTAAACTGTAATCGTAGGTGGGAACTTGATACCTTAATTGAGTCTACTGGAAGGACGTGGGTCAACACTACTTATAAAAAACACCGTCAGAAGGTCTTATTTGATAATGAAAAGAGTCGGTTACCGGAAACCATGCCGGCAGTTGAAAACTACAAAATCTGTCAAACTTTGGAATCAAAGTCAAAAGATTTACAAGATCAAATTCGCGAACTTCAACGTCAAGCAAATGCTCTTAAACATCAACAGTCCACATTGAATAGCGAGCTTTATCTAAGGCGGCGTGGTGGTGTAAAAGAAAAGCGAAAATTTATAAAAGCTTGTCCAGCGGAAGGATGTAGGGGTTTCCTATCCACACAATGGAAATGTGGACTCTGTGATACCCATGTTTGTTCTAAATGCTTTGTAATTAAAGAGACAGATGAAGGTGGTGAGATAATTCCTCATGAATGTAAGGAGGAGGATCTTAAGACGGCAGAGATGATAAGGAAAGAAACACGTCCGTGTCCGAGTTGTGGTGCCCAAATCTATAAGATTGAAGGTTGTGATCAGATGTGGTGTACACAGTGCCATACGGCTTTCAGTTGGCGATCGGGTCTTAAAGTGACGGGGGTTATTCATAATCCACACTTCTATGCCTGGCAAAACACAGGAGCTGGTGCGCCCGCAGTTAATGTCCCAGGCGCAGTTATGTGCGGTGGGCTACCCCCACTGTATAGTTATAGGCAAGAGATAATGCGTGGATTGAACACTCCTTACGCGTTCAGAAATAGAACATCCAGTGTTGGGTACAGTGATACTGAAATGCTAACAAGGGTAGCGGTTGGTCTACATCGTGCATGCAGTCATTTTGCTCATGTGGAACTGGATCGGATAAGGCGAATTTGCAATGGAGCCGAAAATAATGAGGAAATGAGAATCAAATATATTCTGAATGAGATCACCGAACATGATATGCGAAGTCAGTTAATCAGGAAAGATAAAAAGCGAAAAAAATCAACGGCTATTCTGCAGATTTATGAACTTGTGAACACAGTATTTACTGAGAGTATTCGTGATATTATGCATTCTGTTACAGCGACAAATGCGGATGAAACGCGAGTAGAAGCGGTACAGCGCAATCTTCATCGGTGTGAAGCCCTAAGGGATTATGCTAATGATGAATTAGCAAAAATTAGTGTACTATATTCCCAAACTGTAGCCGTAATTGAGCCGGACTTCTATACCACTCGCAGAAAGTACCGCGCTACCGATCTGAAGGCTTAAACAGCTTTTGAAAGAACTGCTTCAAGACATGGATCGTTTTCGTATTAAAATTATTCCAATTGATTGTTGTCACTCCCTGACCTCTCTTGTAATGTCCGGAGCCCGTGAATACTATATGTTCCAATAAAGTTATCATCTTCGGAGATGTAAAATTTTTCTTATCTATCCTATAACTACTGTTATAGACATATCTATTATAGTTTAGATCGGATCTATAAATACATACACGTTTTTCCATATTTATGTAGTTTCGTATCAAACCGATTCCTTCAATCGTATTAGTGTCATTGTTCATTTCCAACACATAAATTAAAGCATTATTGGGAATTGTGGGTGAAATCTTTTTATTAACGCCATAAATACATCCTTCCCAATTATGTTTAATGCGCCAGTTTTTGTTTTCTGAGAAGGTTAAATTATTAAAACGAGTCGTTCCAATATAGAATTTCTCTCCAGGATGTGCCATGAATACCATTCATTTGTTATTTTACATCATTTTCAATTTATTTATTTGGATTAATAAATAAATTATAGCTCTTGGTACTGATTAAAATACGATTTTAGATAGTGTTCAATATGAACATTGGTTTTATCAGAGGTCAATTCACCGGCAATATCTGTTTTGAAATATTTTTTAATCAAGGGTACGTTATGAGTTCCCAAAACCTGCAATAGATAGAATAATTTCATATATACGGCTTCTGGCGTCATATCAAAACTACTTATAACACCCACCTCCTTCATTCGTTTTCCTGTGTTATAGAACGTCATATTTACACCTCCATTCACACATTGTGTTGTATTTACAACAAGGATATTTTTACGAACGGCTCTTGCGACAGTATCCATAAATCTCTTATCGCCCACTGGTGCATTTCCGATACCGTATGTTCTAAGTATAATCGCTTGTGGGTTGAGATCTATCATCGCTTCCAAGGGCGTAGCATTTTGTTCTGGAGATAGAGTCAAGGTATAAATTTTAATGTCACTATTCCATCGATTAAGATTCCAATTACCTGGAATTCGCGGCAATGGTGGAAAAATGTTATAATGTTGTTTTTTATCTCCCAATAATTTATTTTTATAAATATTAATAAATACACCTATCTCGCCAATTGGTCCGTAATTAGGTGATTTATATGCAACAAAATCAGTAGAACTATATTTAGAAGACCGATTGCCGCGCAATATTTTACCACCGAACACAATCATTACTTCATTAATCCTCATCAAGGAAACGATGACAGAATCAATTATATTTCTGGTTGCATCATTCCTAAATTCAAATAGAGGAATTTGTGATCCAGTAACAATCACAGGCTTATTCCAATCTTTTAAAAAGAATGAAAGCATTGAGGCAGTATAAGCAAGTGTATCGGTGCCATGAATGACAATAAAACTATCATATTTATAGTAGTTTGCAAGGAGTTTCTCTAAGATAGCCTTCATATCTCCAGTTTGTAAATTAGAACTATCAATAAGGGTTTTCGTTTGATCAATATAGTATTTAATTTTCATTTTCTTTTGAATATTCATATTTGTAACGAGTCTATTTAGATTACCTTTGATTGGTATCAATCCCTTTGCTTTATTATGTAACATTCCAATTGTCCCTCCAGTATAGAGGATATAGACCTTTGTCACAAGCGAAGATCTCCGCGTCCCCTTTTTTCTCCTTTTTGATGTTCTTCTTTTGGATCTCGTTCTAGGCATTGTATATAATAGAGTTATATTATTGTTTATTGGTGCTTCTTTTTACTAATGTATAAGTAATAAAAATATCCTCCAATGCACCAAGATATAAAACTCGCACTTACAGCCAAAGTTGCGTTGAGTTTCAAATGATTAAATAAAAATGCGCAAAAACCTGTAATAATGGCTAACCAAGTAACCATTATAAAAGCAGACCAAATGAACTTTTCCCTATTTTTCCTCCCATTAATTAATAGCATTGAAGGTATACTGATTGGTACTCCTGAAATAATACCTGCTGCTAAAGCATTCATATTATTTCCCACGTAATTGATTCCTGTCACCGTTGCCCCGGCAATAATGAACGTTTCGATATATTGAGCTATTCCCATGATTATATAATAATGGTATAATATAAAATGACAACTTTAAAGGAATGGGGTCTATTTACAATCGTCGCTGCCTTAGCTGGATTTATGAATGGAGCATTAGGTCTTGGGGCCGGAGTTGCACTATCGGCATTACTAGTCCCTTTTGGATTAGTTAAAGATTATAAGACTGCAATAGGAACTACTATTTTGGCGATTTTACCACCACTTGCTTTACCGGCACTGCGTTTTTATTGGAAAAATAAGCAAGTAAATGTACGCGCGGCTTTAATATTAATGGTTTTAGTAACCATATTTTCATATTTTGGTGGATTATTTACATCTTTGGAATCACCTAGAGTTATTGCTGCAATTTCAAGTGCTATATTTGCTGGATTCTCCCTATTTTGGGCATATTGTGCCTATACTGGCAAATTTTTAAAAAAAAACTAATCTATTAAACGGAAAAGGTCTCCCCACATCCACATGACCCAGTTGCATTTGGATTTGAGAAACGGAAGCCCTCCCCCATAAAGTCTTTTTCCCATGTTATTTCTGTTCCAATTAAATACATTAAACTTCTACCACAAACTACAATTTCTGTTCCTTCTATACTCATTTTTTCATCAA